TAGATGCTCCACCTGCTCCACCTGCCCCACTATTGACGCCAGCTCCACCACCACCGCCACCGCCACCGTCCCAAACTTGAGCGTACTGTAGGGGTTGAATTGAAGTTCTAATTACAGCATACCCCTCACTTCCACCACCACCACCACCACCTCCGCCAGCAATTGTACCATTATTAGTGATTGCTATTGAACTGCTTATAGATAACGCAGAACCACCATTGCCACCAGGGACACCACTTGCCTGGGTAATGCCGGGGCCTGCACCACCGCTACCACCGCTACCACCACAGCCCATAATATAACCATCATTAACTAGTGTAACCGTATCCCCTGAACTAGTCCCTGTTATAGATAGCCCAGCATTGCCAGTCGATGTAGCATAGACATAGACACCAGAGTTGACTGTGATAGTAATGTCTGTAGCACCAGCCGAATACCCGCCTAGTGTAGATACATTTATAGTAGAGTTTGTGGTGTTAGATGAAAAGGTATAACTAGCTGTTGCCCTATTGCTTTTACCATAAAAATCCGTAGGTATAGTTATTGCGCCGCTAGCTACTCCTGCTAGCGTCCGTACACTTGAATCCCCAAGACTAATCGTAGTGGTACCGTTACCTCCGAGCTCAAGTTCGATACTTTGGCCGGAAGTACTACCGCCCAATGATATAGGTCCAGAAGCATTTAGTGTCATAACAACTATTTAACTAGTTAATTATGGAAAGCAACACCCTCGCAAATACGATTCATTTGTACTGCGATAGCGTGAGCATAACCGATAGCATGAGCATGTTTAAAACTGTATTCATCCGTCTTAGTCCAAATTTCATCTTTGATCGCGTCGAATCCTTTTTCTTGGCATATTGGGATGAGATGTTTTTTACCCGGACGAAGTAAGGCTAAAAACATAGCCAACTGTTCAATGCTTCTAGGTTTTAAACGGGCAACTAGATCATGATATCCATTAACATGGAATATCATATCACAAAAATCTTTCTGCTCAAGTAGATCCCATAGTGGCTCTATTGCCAATAATTCTTTAAGATGTTCTTCGCTTCTAACACCTTCATAGGCACTAACATTAAGAAAGTCTATTTTAAAATATCCTCGAGCTTCGGCAGTTTTATAATCAATACTAGCTAACCCTGTTAGAGGATTAACCGGAATAGAGTGACAATATACACCTGTGTTGTGTTTCTTTGTACCGTCGACTGCTGCCGGTACATTTTGAATAATATCTAAAATTTTAGTTCTATCTTGAAAATCTATATCAATATCTGGCATTATTTTATTCCCACCTCTGCACAAATTTCTTTAACTAGAGCAACGTCCGCTGGCACATCTTTAAATCTACGAACCCAATATTGCACGTCAAATGCTGGACCAATCATGTTTAACTGTTCATCGGTCATACTATTAATCATAGCATATCCAGAGGTGCTGTTTAATATAATCCACGGTGATACATGACCATTTAAGATATCATGCACAGCTCTGTTAAGGCTAACATATAAAAAATAATGACTGTATTCTGCGTTGTGTTCTTCTGCCCATTCCATCATAGTAGTAATGGATCTTTGTACCGCCGATTCGACTGGTTCCGATTTAATTGTTTCATATAGATAAGATTCATACAACTCATCTCTACACCAGTGATCTAATTTAACTCCACTCTTAATAACATAGTCTATGAATTTATCAGGATACAATGGATTAACATTATTAATGAAACTTCCAAACTTAACAAAGGCATTATAGTATGCTGTATCACAGAATTCATCATATGTCTTGAGTTTCTTACCACCTTGTGCTAATTGCCAAAAACGATTGAATGCCATAAATCCGCATTGGACACGCTTTTCTGTTTCTTGTAGAGCCCGACGCTTACGCTCGCACATGTGAGCAACGAGAGTTTTTTCTTTCATAAAACTCTTATTACAATGTACACAAGTAAACGGTTGTTGCTCTAACTTAAACATTATTCTTTATATGTTCCATTTAGTTTTCTTGCTAGTGTACCTGCATATTCCCAATGCTGTTCTGGTGTAGCAAAGTCACCGTTAACATATAACCGAACATCATGTTTAAAGTCATTATCTTCAAGATAAACTTTACCATCTGCAGCTACAGCCACAGTCCATAACCCAATTTTCATTTAAGATCCTTTTTACTATCTATGCTAATCTTTTTTAAAATATTATCTGCCAATGATACATCTGTAATCGGTTCATCATAAATTGAAACTAGTTTAATTCTAATTTTTGAAGTTTCTTGATCGTATGATACTAGGATATTGTGTGTTTCTGAATTCCAAGCGCCGGTATCGAATTTGACATTAACACTCTTAATACTTTTGTAATTAAATGTTGTCATTCATAATCCTTTCTTTGTTTTTTATCAAATCCCATTTTATCAAATAATTCTTTGATATCATCCTTGTCCATCTTTTTGGCTAATAGTTTAATTTCAGACATCTTCATTGCAGGATACAACTCGCACAATAATTTTTCAATCTTGTTAGCTTTTTCTTTTTTGCCAGCGGCCAAATAATTATGATATGCCGGAACACCTGCACCAGTTGCCGCAAACAACTTCCACAATAGTCCTTTATGATTTTTACTTAAATCCCAGTGATTCTTATTAACCATTTCGTTAGTCATTTCTACAAACCATTCTTGAATATCACGGTCACCTTGTACATTACTTGTATAACGCATTAGAATATATGGACTAAACGCTTTCTTTTCTTCATCGGTGAGATTATCGTAAAAGTTATAATCTTTACGATCTACTGCTGTTAATTCACGTTTAATGTCAAGCTTCGCTGCCATTTTGTTCCTTTATATGCGGCTCTAAACCTTTAGACTCCACCGCAGCCTTATACCAATCAGTAAGTGGTTCTGTCTTTAGTAATGCTTTGTATCCAAGTGCAGTATTTTGACTACCGGTGGTATCACTATACAGTGCTTGATATCCAACTGCTATGTTATTATTTGCCATTGTCTTTACTCAGATAGTATATAACTTTAACACGTTCCAGGGCATCTTGTAAAGAGGGGTTGTTTTCAGCCGCCGCCATAATATCGTTCCAAAGAAACTCATCGGCAAATTTTTTACGCCAAGTTTCAAAACCTTCATTTTTTCTAGGATCAAAGTTGGGATTGTTGGGATCATAGTCCCAGCCAACTACTTGCCGAGTACTAGGATCGGCACCAAATTCTCTAGCGTACACAACCTTACCATTGCGTTCGTGTATATATGTTGTTCCTGGTTTAAGTTTTCCCATTTAATTACCAACATTTAGTATAATCTACAATTTCACTTTGGCGGCTGATTTCTTTAACAAAATAAGCACATATTGGTTCGTGATCATTTGTTAAAGGAGTACATAATAATTGACCTGGACGCATTTTTGGAAAATACCATTTAACATCTTGGTATACATCAATAATATCAATATCTAAAAATTGTGGTCTAAAATCGCTTAAAGGATTAAAACAAAACGTTTTAAATCCTCGATCATTTAAACTAGTCAATGGAAGTATCTCCATTTCTGGTCCTTGCGGATCACCGACAATAGTACACCAATCTAAGGGCATGGTTAACTCATGCTCGCCAATTTTTAGTACTACTGCCGGTCCTGTAAAACTTTCTAAAAAAATTAGAGGAATAAAAAAGTGATCTGGATTAGAGTTGTCTGAATTATCTAATACAGAAAATCTAAGATCTTCATCAATCTCGTCTGGTAGTTCATTAAGATGAAAAATCTTATTGTCTAATGTTAATATTTGCATTATTGATACTTTACCTTTTCGATAGCAAATGGATACTTTGCTTCTTTATAAAACTTCTTACGTTCTGTCAAATGTCGTTTGGCATATTTGGTTGATGCTGTAATATCCCATATCTGAACAAAATCTTTGTCATCTGCTTTTCTAATACCACGTCCGATACTTTGTATTACCCGTGTAAAACTTTTGCCGGGCTCCAAAAGTACCATATTAAAAATCCTAGGTATATTAATACCCACAGCAGCAACGCCATATGTTGCCACGATGATTTTATTATCCACCGTTTTGACTTCGTCATATTCTTCTTTTCGTTTTTTAGTCTTAACTTCACCTGATACAAACACCGCATCTGGTATCGCTTCTACTATTATACGTCCTGATTCAATTCTGTCAACCAAGACTAAGGTATTTCCGGTATTGCCTATGGTTTTAATTAGATTACTGATGTACTCCATTCGAGCTGTATCGGTAACCAAATATTTTAATTCTTCGGCATAACTTCCAAATTCTTTCCATTCGGCAGTTTGAACAACATTTACATGGCAATCACTTAGTACACCCTTAGCCTGTAATTCGTGTGCTTGTACACGATGTATAACTTCACCCAAACTACACCGAATATTTTGGAAGTCAATATCGGCTTTTGGTATGGTTCCTGTTAATCCCCAACGTATAGCTGCATGGCATACGTTGTGAGTTAATAATTTCTTTAATACTTCTGCTTTGGCCATATGAACTTCGTCGACCATCACACATTGAACACCGTCAAGAAATTCAGCTAGGCTTAAAAGATCGTCGTCATCTTTGGATTTTTTGTCTAAAATATTCAAACTTTGCCAAGTACAGATAGTATGCGTTTTGCCAAGGTCTTTACGGTCTCCGTAGTAGACTCCGACGTCTAAACCCACGTTAATAAAATCTTCCTCAGTTTGTTCAACTAAACTTTTGTTAGGAACAATGGTTATCGATCGACCATATTTTTCCACTAATTTTGCCAAAGTTGCGGTGGTAATTGTCTTGCCGAAACCTGTGGCAATTTCTTGGATACATTGTGGATTGGCAAGAAATTTATTAATAACTTCTACTTGGTCATCACGCAGTCTAATTTTTTCTCCAGCAAATCTATGACCTTCTGGCCAGGTCTGCTCACCCCAAAAATCCTCAGAAATTATCGGAAATTCTAGGGGCGGACTTACTCGGAGATCTTCGATTTCAATATAGTAATTTCTATTTTCTAACTCAACTAGGACCTGTTCGAGCATGCTCAAGTAAGTAGTGCCACCTAGACCAAAGAAACTTACACTACCGTCCCAACGACCCAATTTATAGGCTGGTCTATACCTGGCTGTAGGGTCCTCGTACTTGAATTTTTTGACCAAAGCCTTGCGTGTGTCGAGATCAAGATTTTCAATCTTGACATTAACCTCGTCTCGAATTATTACCCTCGCAGTAGCCACAACGTCTTTTCCCTTGTACTTGATAATTCTGTAAAAATCACCACATTTTCTTGATTGTTCATAAATTCTTGAATGGTATGATGTGCTGAATGTTGCCCTAAATTAATTACTGAATTAAATTTTATTTTACTTTTTATTATGCTCTTGGGCAACTTGGTTCCAACAAAAACAATTTTTGTTTCATCTGTAATGGGAGAGTTTAAATTGTGATTTTTCACAAAATTGTTGAAATCTCCGCCCTCCATTGAGGGTAATCTAAACATAACAGACATTTCTTGATCTGGTATTTTTATTTGACTTAAAAAAGCATAGGCCCAAACAAGTTTTTCGAGCTCACTACCACCGGGTATAACAAACAAGCACGGGCTCATGTATTTGATTATGGGTTCCAAACACTCGATAACGGTATTTTGACTGTTGATCAGTGTTTTTGTATTATAGTCATTGCCTAAAAAAGTTTTTATGTTTTCGTCTAGGCTGTAGTCTTGTAATTTTTGATTAATCTCGTCTGACCAAGTTAGTATGCCTAACCTACGTGCTTCGAACACTGCTTCAATGACACTGGTGCTGATTAAATCTGGTGAATTTTTTGGTAAATTTGTCAATTTTGGCTGATTGTTTTCTAATACCAACATAGGAACATGTTGTTCCATATTTTTAATAACAGTTTGACTTTGGTTTGTGTATTCTAAAAATTCATCGTCGATTTCATAATGTTCTTCACCGATAAAATCTACCAAAAAAACAATACTTGCTTCATCTAGAGAAAAAATCCAAGATTTTAAGCCTTGATCCCATTGAGCATAATTTAATCTATCTCTATTTTCTCTAATGATTTTGACTCTCTCCTCACTATAAGGAAATTCAACTTTAATCGCCCTTCCAAATTCATTATGCTCAATGATGGACAATTTTTTAATTACTTTTAACACTCGTAAAGGTAGCTTAAACACCGGATTAGCAAGTTCGTTAGTAATTTGCGTGTGCAACGCCACCGAAATAGCCGCTTGATGATTTTGTAATATTCGAACAGCTGCCGCTCGTTGTTTTTCAGTCAATCCAACACCTTGACAGTTTTGGGTATGGAAACTGTCCAGCATATTTTCGTCACGATAGTTTAAAGTGCAGACACCGGTGAGAGCTACACCTATAAGATCTTCAATATATTTCATTATAAAGTGATATCTTCTAGTCCGGCGGCTCTTAATTTAATAATATTGCTCAATTGCCATTGCTTAATGTCTAGAGCTTTGATAATGCCTAGCCAGTGATTGCGCAACATAGCAAACTCATTGATGATTTTTTCCATATCAACAACATCAGCCTCGCCTTCTACGTATTTTTCACAGTCACGACTGCTTAGGGCACGTTGATAGTTTTCAAGAAACTTTTTAAATGCTTTTGATTTAATCCTGCGTAATTCGATATTAAGATATTCCAACACAGCTTCAATTTCTTGAAGCTGGTTGAATCGTTGTTCGACAATACCCGGTAATGCGGCAGACATCTTCTCCACATTACCGAATACCTTAACTTCTTTCTTAGCGTCGTCTAGTTCATTATAAAAATAATCAAGACAGCCTGGAAGATTTGTTATGTCTTTGCTGACTTTTGAATACCAAGACATTAATAGTCCTCGTTTTCGTCATCCCATCCATCTTCGTCATATGTATCTTTGTCTTCATCATCTCCTCCTACTACCATTTCGATAGCAGAATCAAGGTGAGGATCATAGCCCATTAGACCTTCTAAAACAGATGGATCGACATCTTTACCAATCAAATAGTCTACGTAATGATTAGCCGCAGTATCACGATTTTTTTCAGGAACATATTCTTTAAATACGTCCCAGAGTTCAATTATTTGACTTTCTTCCATTATGCTTCCTCTGTGTTATCTTCTTCAATGACTGGATCAACTTTATTTGCATGAATAGCATTTTCTGCCATCATAATTGTTAATCCGTCTTTTTCATTTTTATCCCATGCTTTACGGAATTGTTTAATGACTTCTCCATCGGCCGTTGTGTAAACAAGACTGTTTCCTTCTTTTTTCAACATACCTTTAGCTTCAAACAAATCAACTAGTCCGCTAAATGGGCTCATACCTGTTGAATATGGAATTTCAACTTGTACTGATTCAAATGGTTTTGCATAACGAGTTTTCATAATCTTACAAGCAGAACGGATTCCATTAACTGTTGTAGTCTTATTACCGTCAGCATCGGTCTTAAGTTTTAATTTACGCATAGCAACTACAATAGAGCTAGCGTAGATAAATCCTTGACCACCACTAATTTTATCATCTGGATCAAACATATCCTGTGAAGCGTATGTGTGATTAGTACAAACCATACCTACATTCCATGAACCGAACATGTTTACACAGTTACGAACAAGACTTGTAAGAGATCGGAAGA